GCTTAACGTCGTCTGGGAGACTCCCGCTCCCCCATTTTCCTGCAGGCCAGTCTCTGACAAAAATTGTGTGTTTCTCCACGTCCTTCGCCATCATTTGGATTTGGAAGTTGTTATGTGCGACTGAGCTTTGCAGGTTGCTCGCCCACCAGACAATGCCTCCCGCCTGGACAGCAAGACCGACCATTAGTGATATTAGAAACTTGGAATCAATTCCGCTGCTAAATTTGCTGTTGGGTTTCACCACTGTGCCGGGGTTAGTATTTTCCACCTTGCGTTATCTCGCGGGGTTGGAGAAGGAGAAGCCGGATAGACTCGCACTCGCGCAATGGCTGCGTTCTCCCACTGAATGTAGGTATAGCCAGACATAACCGAATTCTTGGCAGGAGCAACCCAAGTCGCCACCGTAAACCAGCCAAAGCCGTCAAACTCATTTACCTCTAGGATATAATTGTATTCTGCCCCAGCACTCACCCACCACATACCAAACACTTCCTCAGTGTGGTCGTAGAACGTGGTCAGCTCTGGCGCAGGTAGATCCGCCTGACAGATCGCAAGCCCCAGGAGAAAAGCCGTGAGAAGCGCTTTCATTACTCAAAAGGATTTGGCGACTGCGTCCAATTGGAGGGTAGCTCATCGACTAAAGCATCCTTTTCGTCTTCTGTTAATAAGGACTGCTCCCAATCAATATTCAAAGCTCCGCGAGGGTCGTTCCCCTGTTCTGCTATTGTTTGCCACATATAACGAGTTGGGTCATTGTCCCCCCTGTGATATGGCAACGGTTTGTCCTCCCCGGCTTGGTCAGAACGGGCAATGGCTTCTTCAAAACTATTAAATATTAAATAAGGCATTATGAAATGTCATACTCCGTGTTAATGTCCGATTCAATATTGGAGCGATTAGAAGATTGATCGGAATCATACACGATAAGTTCTTGAAATTCTCCGGGCCAGTAGAAGCTGCCCACGCCGGGAACTCCACCTATCCCGTTGGAAAGCGTTGGGGATGTATCAGTAAAGGCATCAGTGGCAGTAAGGTTACCTTCGCCTGACGCTGTTCCATCTTTGTATAAAATTTGCGATCCGTCGATGCCTTTGTAAGCCCAGTAGTGTTGTCCCGTTACTTGAGGATAAAAATAAGATGGGTAAGGGTATCCAGGATCATAATAAAGCGCATCAGAACCGCTGATATGAATGTGAGTAAACCAACCCGACGACCCACTGCTTAAACTCCAAACGACCTTTGTTCCGCTAGAGCTAGTATTATTAAAGACAGCAAATGCATAGGTTGACCCAAATGATAACCCCGCATCATCAATGCTAAGATGGTCATTAGTCCCATCAAATTCCAAGGCTGCCCTTGCGGGGCTACCTTCTGTAACTAATCCTCCAGAGTTCTTATAAAGTATGGGTTGTTGAGTGGGAGCAGTTTGCACCGCATTCACGCCCTCCCCTGATTGGTCATACCAAGTCGTCACCATTAAATCGGGATTGCTGTAGCCGCTCAAGTAACTACTTAAAGTGACTCCATTAGTTCCTGAGTCGCTCCGATTGTAAATCTTAGAGTCTAGTGAAACCCGCCCATCGTCATCAAAGGCGATATCGTTGGTGTAGTTCATTCCCGACCCCTCGCGCACCTTCATGGCATAGCCCTCATAGTTCTTAGACAACTTGCGAACCGAATACGCCCTATGCGCTCCGGGATAATTATCCAGCACCAGATTGGGTGCGCCAAACAGTGTGCTTGCTGGGTCAGCGGATGCACCGCCACCTAATCCTAGTCCTGGGGGCATGACTACCGGGACTTGTAATAAGCTAAGACCTTACCAGAATCCAATTCGATGGAGGTGAACTCACCATAGATGGTCAGCCCCTTCGGAATTGTAAAGTCAGCGACATCCTCGATAAATGACATATCGCACTCGGAGATATCTACGGCAGCGTCCTCCAGAGCCTGGATGGCTACGAATGGGCCGGTATGTGCATTCGTATCATCTATTAGAATTACCCCGGCTGCGCCGAAGGATTGCCGGTTTGTGTGGTGATGTGTATCGTTAACGGTATCTGCGCTAATGCTCATGGCGTGTGTTTTTGTTTGGCTGCGGGACAGCCGTGGCTATTAAATTGTTATCCGAAATCTACACCAAGTTTCCGGGGATTTCTACTTCCAGTCTTTTGGCGGGCTTTCTAAAAACTTCTCGCGCAACTTTTTGCGTAGGTCAGGAGGCAATGGCTTGTCGATTGAGTCTTCTAGCTCCTCTCTTTCAATTCGCTCAATCCTCTTCGCGTCACGCAAAGCTCTAGCATCAGCTGACTGATAATCCTTTTCCATTTTAGTTCCAGATTTAGTTCCTCTTCTTCCTTCTGGGCCGTAATCGGCTGCACTCCAGTTGAACCGTCGAGGTGCATCGTAAATGTCGAGGTTGCCTTTTGCTGTCCCTGCTCTCCACTCATCTATTGGTTCATTCCGGGGGATTGGTTTTCCCCCACTTCTCCTTGTGATGGGCTTCTTTGACCGGGGATGTGTTTCATAGTTCATCGCCTGAAGCATAGGGGCCAAGTAGGAATAACGATAAGGAAGACGATACTTCATGTCCTCGATCATCTTCTTGCCTTTGGACTTCTGGCGACCCATTATCTCTTACCCCTTGGTCTTCCTGGAGGAAGTCTTTCCGCTGATTCTTCTGGCACAATATCCACCATTGAATCATCCATCATTGGCTCGGATCTTCTTGGAGCCGGTGATCCCTTCGGGAATACCATCCGCTCAAGCTCACGCATTCTTCGCTGGGGTCTTCCAGTCCGTAGCTCACGTTCCGGTATCTTTCCCTGCTGCAGTAAACGCTGCAAACTAGCGTATTCTCTTTCTGCGTCTGCCAGGTTCTGACGTGGAACCAAAGGTCTAGGCTGCGCAGCTATAGGCCGAGAGCGTCTGCTTCTAGGAGCATCCAGGTCATTTATCCGACGCGCAGGATTCATGCGCTTCAGACGTTTTGCCTGGAGCTTCTCTCGTTCCCGAGGAGTGTAACTCAACTCAGCCATTGCCTAATATTTAGAAGTATATTTCTTCAGCACCGGCTTCATGTTCTTGAGCTTCTTCCTGGCTCTGTCGGCAGCTTTCTTGCCGGACTTTGTGTATGGGTATTTTTTTCCTGCTACGTTTGGCATAACTTAAAAAAGTTTTGTGACGGGGCGTAAATTTGTTTTTTGCCCAGGCGCGCCCTCCAAATATGGCAATCCACCTTGTTCCACCTCTGGGAGTTCATCTAAGTATGCATCTTGTAACTCGCGGGGTGCATTCTTCCAAGCCTCACGCTGCGCAAAGCCCTTATCCCCCATCTTACGCAACCTATCCTCTAGCACTGCTCTCTTAGAGGCTCGCCCCTTCATATTCTTTAGGGCTTGCCCTCTTTGACGACGCATAGCTCTTTCTTGCGCCCTCTTCTCGCGATTGCCGGGAGATGCTCCATGCCCCTTCCATGACATACCTTGAGAAATGCGAACGGGATACTTGCCCCCTAGCTGGACGTTCTTACGAACCGATCTCTCCCAGGCGGAAGGATCAGAGTGTGCCATCGTCCTTGAGCGACGACCTTGGAATGGAACCCTAGCCATTGTTACCCTCTATGATGCCGGTTTGGGGAGCGCATACGGTTCAAGAATCCCCCGCCAGCTTGTATCCTGGCCAGTCCCATTTGGTGGGCGCGGTCAGCATTTCGTTCCGCTCGTTCTTCTCGGCGGATCCGGCGATCCCGATGCCTTGCCCGAATATCTGCGAAACGACGATCACGGCGACTAAGTCTGCGATCTCCTCTAGCGCGATCCTCAATGCCTCTACGTTCTGATCGAAATCTGTCCTCTACTCCTTGAGCAAATTGACTAGGGTCTTTACCAGCCCTGTGAAGAGCTTGCCAGCGATCAAATTCAAACCCGGCGAAGTTTCCCTCATTCCCTCCGGTTCCCCAGTTACTACGAAATCCTCCACCTCCTCCACCTCCGCTACTTCCTCCACGTCCACGGAATGGAGACTGCAATTGACGTTTTGGGCTTGGCCCCGTTTGATAAATTGATCTAGGCATAATCGTTCTAAGTTATTGTTAATATATATTAAATTCTAGCGTTGTGCATAAATTCTTTTGCCGGCAATGGCATAGCTCCCTCGACGACCAGGCTTACGTCTGAACCGACGATGCCAAGTCTCTTTGATTCCTTTGCTTTGATTGTCCTTTCTTGGCCATTTCTCAAATGGATCCATGTAATCCGCGCCCACTTGGCCTTTTCCACCCATTTGCCCATCTCCTCCTCCAATATTACCTCCGTTGCCGTTTCCGTTTCCTCCACCCGGATACCCTCCTGTGCCTCCTCCTGGACCACCTCCTGGGTTGCCACCGGGATTAAACCCAAGATTGTAGGGATCGCGCAACAAATCGGCCTGGGCAATCACACCGAGATTGGCTGACGATCCCCGCATCTTAGTTGGATTGGCAGCGACCTTGGCAGATACTTTGTTCCCCCCGAAGATAGGGCCAATCCTTGCAGTCGTAGACAGTGGTGACAGGGGGTTCACTGGCGCCATTCCGTTCTTGCCGGAAGACCCCTTAACCGGAGCTATTGTCTTTAAATAATTACTATATGAGGAGGCCATAAATTGATTATCTAAGATTTCCTACCTTAGTTTGCATAAAATACTTCAAATCCCTTATAAAACCACGGGTTTCCCCGTCCTGGGATCAATGGCGACTGGAGGCATCCTATTCATTGGAGGTTTCTTCAACCTGTCCCCAACGCGAATCTTGTTTGGATCCTTGATTTTGTTGATCCTGGCAATGTCTTTGACCGTAGTTGCCCATTGCCGAGCCAGCGCAGACAGAGTGTCGCCGGATTTAACTACATACCCAGGGGGCGGCTTCTTTTTGTAAATAGTGATAGTCCTACCCGTTTTCTCCTTTGCTTGAGGCATCGGAACTGGCGGTGCATAGGTGTTTCTTTTCCCCGGCATGGGGAAAGATATACTATTCCTTGTGGATGCGCTACTTGAATTCCCGTAGCTCGGATTGACTCAATGAGTAACCCTTGCCGTGGCCGAGATCTTTCAAGTTTCCCGGATGAATTAGCTCCTCTTTGGTAGCGTAGCCCTTAATATCCACCTCGCTGCCATCCACGATGCACAAGACATAAATGTCTACATCTGGATTATGCTTCCGGGTGGCCAATAACCGGCCATCAATGTATTTAGTTGCCTTGATGTCGTATCGGTATCCTTTGAGCCTCCCATCGGCGCTTCCGCTTCTGGGAGTAAGGCCAAGGTCTGGAAATGTATTGTATTGCTTGGCAAAAGCATACTCCGCGATCATCCCCATCACATCTGCTTCGCTACCATCCTGGTCGCCCATCTTTCTATCGAGGACTCCGGCACTACGAGCAACAATCGACCTCATCCGGCCCAGCATTTCGCACACCAAAATTTCGTCGGGTTCTAGATTAACGATCATCGGAATAGCTTTCGGTGAACTTCATGGCCTCGCGATCAAACACCATCTTGATGAATCCGGTAGGGCCATTCCTATTCTTCGCAATGAGTATCTCACTCCTCTCATGTGTGTCTTCGCTATCACGGTCAGGACGATGAATCAATGCCACTGCATCGGCATCCTGCTCTAGCTGACCACTCTCCCGGAGGTCTGAGAGCTTTGGCTTATCTGAACGCTCACTCTCTCTTCGCAGTTGTGCTAAACAAACGACACACACTCCAGACGCTCTAGCTGCTGCCTTGATCTGAGTAGAGGCATCAGTGATGAGCATGAAGCGCGATTCCTTTTGAGCCTTGGTATCCGGTCTAATCAACCCAATGTAGTCAATGAAAACCGTTTCGCATCCTAACTTTCCAGCCTCGCGAATCTTGGAGCATACACCGGCGATGGTGGCTGTTGGTGGATCATAAATCTCTAGCGGCCAGGAATTCATATCCTTCATTGCCTTGGTGATTCTATGATGCTCCGCTACTGATGGATTCTCCTCAAATGATGCCTTGGCATAGGTTGTGTTTGCTACACCTGCCACCAATCGGTTACCCAATTGAACTCTGGTCATCTCCAAGCTGATAAATAAGCTACGATGCCCATTCGCAGAAAGACCGGCTATCATGTTGCAAGCCAACGCTGTCTTTCCGGCTGAAGGGCGAGCCGCCACAATGACAAACTGTTGGGGCTGGAGTCCTCCCAAGAGTTGATCTACAAGATCGAATCCGGTTCTTGCACCCTTGATGCCGGGGCTGGAATGATTAATCTCCTGGGCGCTCAAAACCTCTTTCAAGACACTACCCATCTGCATAGGAGCGGAATCCTTCGCATAAGTCTTCAACTCTTTGAGAGCAAATATACTTTCCTCTACTTGATCGAGATCCAAATGCCCCTTGCCGACATCGGTTGTAATGTCTGAGAGCTTTGAATGGGTTGTCTTGGCGATATGCGATGTGGCGACCTCCTGAGAGTAGAACTCAATGTGATCGGCAGCGTGTTCAGCTTCGTCTACGGCATCCATCATCTCCACCCAGGCGTGTGTTGGGAACTTCCCATCCCCTAGCTCACCTTTGTTTGCCATGTGTGAAGCCAATGCCACTAAGCTCAGAGGCTTATTCATCGTCTGTAGCTCTAAGATCCAATCCCAGAGCTGTCCATATATCGGATTGGCGAAGTATTCTCCAGAAGGAACGATCCCTCTAGCTATCGTTAAGGCTTGATCACCAGTCTTCCCGGAGAGAGGCAATCCCTCTGAGCAGAAGCATGACAAGACCATTAGAGAGGCCTTGCGTAAGCTATCCTCCTTGATGTCTATTTGTTCTATTTTTCCCATGTCTATTTTAGTTTAATGCTTTGTATTCTATTTCACCGGGTCGCTTCGATGGCAAGTATCCCCTTGTCCCTCCACGCCGCTGAACAGCGTTGAGCCAATTGGTGATGAACTTCCTCCAGAGTCTCTTGTGACTCTTGGCTGGATTCGACAATAACCACTGATTCGCTTTGGCTAACTCTTGCTTGATGGCAACAGCTGGATAAGCCTCACGCCATTCCGCATAATCCTCGTCAGTGATTCTTTCAAACCCGGTTTCCTTTGACCAAGTAGGTTCAGAGTCTTCGCTCTGAACATTATTATTATTATCTTCTATATTATCTTCTCTATTCTTATTCTTCTCTTCTCTAGTCCCCGTATTGTCCTTTTTCTGTCCGGTCTTTTTCGGACGCGATCTGGACGACTGCTTCCTCTGTTGATCTCTAGCCCTTGATTTTGCGGTGGATCCGTTGTGTTTTTCGTAGTCCACAAACTGCACTCCTTTGCCGGTTTCTTTGACCCAACCGACCTTGGCCATGGCTTCTCCCAGCCCGTCGATGCCTATCATAGCATCCAATGTTAAGAGGTCGATATCCTTGAGTAGACCATGCTCGTCAGCGTGTTCGTCTGCCAGCATCCAGGAAGTGCATATTGCCCCTAGCGCCGTTATGGGAGTCACACTTAGCTGTGAAGCCACTATGACTACCTTTGGAGATGTTCTTAGGTTACTCCGAACCTTGATCCAATTACTCATTGTTTTTGATGTATATTGTCTTCGTCACTTGAAACCCAGCCTTTACCGACTTTCTTTTGGTTATCCTCAATGGCCCCGGCCCGTAGCATGACCAGAGCTTTGCTTTGATCCTAAAACCCTCAGTCTCAACGCCCTTTACGTCTTCCCAGAATCGGATTCCATCTTCGTCAGTGTAAGCGAAGTCAGGCTTATATTTAATTCCGGCGCGGGTCAAGACGACCTGGGGTTGGAGTTCCAAATCGGTAATGCTGCCGTCTTGTTCCATCGCCTTGAGAATCTCTGCCCGATCCCGTTCTGCCTTGGAGTCAAACATTCTTCCACCAAATAGTGCGCTCCCGGAACGCTTTGCCCGATATTTGTTTGTCTTTTTGGGAACCTTTCTAAGCACCTTTTTAAGCTCACTATCCATAGTCATAATACCTCCTGTTCTCGGAAGCTCTAACTCGTTTATCATCAATGCGTATTGACTTAGCGTTCAATCGGAATCTAATGAATTCTGACAACGTCGCGAAGCATATGCAGGTAACCATCGCCCCGACCTGCATCCCCACTAGAGAGATAATAAAGCCGGCCATTGAGGTAGCTGTCAGGATGCCTAACCGCTTTGCTTTGTTTTGCAGCTCATAAGACTCAATCCTCCAGGCTCGCATTTGGCGATTGTATGCTTGGAGCCAAGCCTGATACTCGGCGTTCGTAGGAGTTTCATTATGCATGATTAGCCTCCCTCACCTTGATGTTCAGTTTCTCGCAGCCAGCGATCAAATCCTCGATAGTGAACATATTCCAGCCCTTATCGTTTCGGATCTCCCCGTCAAACCATCCTGCCCGGCGGAGCCGGTAGAACTTTGACCGTGACCAGTTCGCACTGGTGTTCTCGCGTAGCCACATGACGGCCTCATTTGGCCCCATTTGTGTGTGCGTTTTTTCCATAGTTGACAAGAGTAGCACGATGTTTCACATTGTGTCAACATTAATCATCTTTAACCATTATGTGCAACGAACTGCTAGATGTTCATGCCCCTCAAGGATATTGCCACGCTTGTGGCACTGAGCCTTGCGAGGATTCACCAAAGCACCCGGACACTCCAAGTTCCGGCCAATGGATAGAGAAGGCCTACCGATCTATATCAGAGATTCCTAAAGGAACTCAGATCAGCGCCGGTGGGATCATTGATCGATGTGAGCCTATTGTTGGTGGGCCACCTCCAACTGCCGCCTGGGGACAACCCATCGCGGAGGCTGAAATGACAAACAAACTGGTCTACATTGGGAGAGAGGCCTCTCCCGTTGATTGGCTGGAAACGAATCCAATATACCAAATACAATAATGAAATACCTAAGTATCTGCTCCGGAGTCGATTCATGTTCATTGGCATGGACTCAGACCCCGGATGGAAAAGGACTAGGCTGGGAGCCGGTGGGCTTCTCTGAGATAGAGAAGTTTCCATCAGCGGTTCTCAAGCATCACTACCCTGATGTTCCCAATCTGGGAGACATGACAGCGTTCCGGGAATGGCCGGATAGAATATTTGAAGAAGCCTCCCTACTGGTCGGGGGGACGCCGTGTCAGGCATTCAGCCATGCAGGCCAAAGACGATCTCTCGATGATGAAAGAGGAAACCTAACACTAACCTATACACAACTCATAAACCATGCAGACAGAATTAGACTTCGCGCCGGAAAGCCCCGACCAATCGTCCTCTGGGAAAATGTTCCCGGAGTCCTCAACACCCCAGACAACGCACTCGGATGCCTATTCTCCGAGCTATCCGGGGAGGACTGTTCTCCTATCAAAGAATGGTCAAAAGCTGGCAGAATCTTGGGACGTGGACGGCGAGTGGCGTGGTGCGTCCTCGACAGCCAATACTTCGGTGTTCCACAGCGCCGTAGGCGGGTCTTTGCCCTTGCCATCCCTTCCGAGCTTGTCGATGATTCTTCAATCCCAGACCCCGGAGAAATACTTTCTATCGGAACGTGCTTGCGAGGGAATTCTCCGGCGCGCCCACAACAAGGAAAAGATTCTCCCTCCTCTTCTAGATCAGGCTCTTCGGACGGTCATTGGGAAGGAGGTGAAGTTCACCCAACCCTCAACAGAGGATGTGAAGGAAGTCCCGGATACTCCAATGAAGAACTCTTCAGTCAAGGGGGAGCTGGACTTGTTCCCGAACAGCACCGGGAAGTAGCCAACTGCCTACGAGCGCAGGAGAACTTCTCTCACCGAGAAGATACTGATAACTGTGTGGTCACTGCCGAGGCCAAATGGTGGGATGGGAGCGATGTTGCACCTACTCAGCTAACCAATAGTCAGAATCAATTCATGCCCGATCAAGGGAAGCTGAACGCGATTGTGGAACCTAAACCCCAGGCGTTTTACTCAAACCAGGGGAGTCAGGAGATGCCTTCAGAGGAGGATCTTGCTCCCCCATTAAACGTTTGCGGTCAGACTGCCACCGTCATACCCATTCAGAATCAAGCGATCCGAAGCGACGGTGAGGGCAAGGGCAATGGGTTGGGAGTCGGTGAAGATGGTGATCCCGCGCCAACCCTCAACTCCACGGAGAACCATGCGATTTGCATACAGAACGCAACAATCGACAGAATCTCAGATGCTGGCCCACAGGGAAAGGGAACTAGTGAGGAACTCGCATTCACTTTAAATCAGGGGGCTGCCCATGCGGTGGCCTTCAACATTGATTCGCAGTCGAGTAACTCAATCAAGTCGGACAACCCACACTCTGGATCCCAGGAGATCGACAAGGCTTCAGCATTGACTACCTTCCCTCCCAGTCCGGAGGGGCCTCGTGGGGGCAATGCCGTGGTTGAGGCAACCCAACAAGAGATGGTGGTCCGGAGGTTAACCCCGGTAGAATGCGAGCGTTTGATGGGGTTCCCGGATAACTACACTCAGATTCCGTGGAAGGGTAAACCGGCAGAGGAATGCCCAGATGGGCCACGCTACAAGGCTTGCGGGAATAGCATGGTTGTCCCGGTCATGCGGTGGCTGGGAGAGAGGATCCAGGCGGCAGTAGAAGACTAGCTATTGTATACGCAGGATCTTTCCAGCGCCCACTTGCGTTGACTTGTATTAAAGATCAGACAAACGCTGTCGATGTCGCTAGAGTCAGCGATAGTCACAATGATTGTATTCTTCGCATTAGATGATGCTGGAGTCATCTCAGTAGCCGTTAACGATAATGCCCACATTCCGTTGTAAAGATGCCCCGGATTGTTAGTCGTATTTGCTGCGGATCCACCTCCCTGAGATATTTTGGTATCTCCAGCGGAAGGAGTCCAATCAGTGTTAAGGGCAAAGGTATTTGCACCGGCCTTTGGAATGGAAAACACTGCTTTATAGGCAACCCCGGCCTCGCAATCATTAAAATGATAATTCATCTGAGCCATATTATTACGGAGTTAGTTCTAGAGAAGCTCCAACAGCAGAGGGCTGAAAGATTGTCCAGAGGCCGGCAGCGGTTTTTGTAGGTTGAACAATACGCACCTCATTTGGATTTGTTGATCCGACATTTGTATCGGAAGCATTAAGCCTAACGATTGCCCGGACATTAGAGAGTGGAAGATATGTGGCTGCCGAGTCAAGGGAGGCCGTTGTCCCCAAATTGTCGTCGTTTGGATGCAGCGCCGGATATCCAACTCCAGACCCCATTGATCCTGCTAAACCATAGCGCAGCTCGTAATCAAAAAACCTTCGCGTTGATCCGCCCCCCCAGGAGTATTCGTCTGGATAAAATTGACCCCCGTAACCATAAAAGTAGACCATGTAACCTCCGCCTTGAGATATCCGATGGACTGTCGTTTCGGCACCAGGAATAACCATTCTAAAGCTCTCCTGCTTTGTTATTACAAATCCCCCCGCTAAAACATCCATTGTTGCTGGGCAATTCTTGAAGTAGACGCGATACGCATTGCCGTCGATAGTTATCGGTTTTGCTCCTGCCGCCGGGACATTTGTTCCGCTATAGATGTTGCGGTGAAATATTCCTGCGATGGATTCTGTCGGCCAATAGTTTGCCTCCATCTCAGATTCCGAATTAGTTATATCAGCGAGCGTTCCTGAAAACTCTTTATTTTCAGGTCGCCATCCGGTAGGCCAGAGGCGCTTCGGCCCGGATAAATGCATCGTGTTTTGAAACTTGCCGATGTTATCAAAGTCGTCCGAAAAAGAACTGCCCATTCTCATCCCGCGATGTTTGGCAATAGCCCAACTAGATCGAGTCTCTACATCCAGAGGCGTAGGACTCCCCTTAAAAAATATGCGATAAACAGTCCAATCTGCTGCTGTCCTTGCCATGATTCTACCAACTCACTTGATACGCCGGTGTGCGTTCAGCCTGGGGGGCTAGGTCTTGAAGGATGAGAATCGCTTCTTCATAATCTTGATAGATCTGCGTCAGGATCGAGGTAGTCGCTGCTGCTTCCCCAAACTCCAAAGGCCCAACCATGAATGCCAACTGCTTTGTTATGTTTTGATAGCAGAATGGCAAGAGGATTGTTTCATCCATGCCTCCAGGACAACCCGTGTTTTGATTGCCGGCAGTTGCTGGTAGAGTTGCATGATAAATCTCCTCCATTGTCCAGGGGGTAGGCTTTACCGATGCAGAAAACCGAATCCTAGCCTTTGCTTTTGGAAACGGTCGCACTCTCAAGAAGTTCTCCTGGGCGCGAACTTGATCGTCTGCGCTTCCTCCAGCAGAAGGACTAGTGTTTGCCTCATAATCAGAATCAATAAAGTAATGGGTTGGCGTTCCGGTCTTGTCTCCAAGGGACAAGGGGGCATTGGTATCTTCGCCATATTCCCACCATCTCCCTCGGAAAAAGTTATCGCGATTAAAGTGCATCCGGTTATTTAGATCTTCATTCGTTAGGGGAGTAAGCACACGCTCATCGTTCAAAACTACGCTACCCAGCAACTTAATGACTGACCCGTTGAGCTTAATAGCATCACCGTAGACAGTAGCTGTGACTCCAGATGCCGTAGATCCAATCCACTCTTCTTGAAGTCTGACTTGTCCGTCTAGCCTATGCAACTGGTCTGATCCAGCGATCTCGATAGAGCATCCTTCCATCCAGGTGGCCCATGTTGACAAATTGGCGATAGTCTTGCTGTCTTCTGTCACATCCAAAGTGACAGTGGTAGGTGGGTGAAGTATCGCTGAACGAGTATCGCGCCAGAAGTCCCTGGTCGCATAATGAGATATCTCCTGAACAGAAGCGTTGCAAACCTCTAGCACCCCCCTACGCGTTGGTTCGTTGGGGACAGTGGTATCCGCTTGAGATACCAGATCAAACATTCGGTGAGCAACTTCTCCTTTAGTCATCTTATTTTAGGCTGGTAGCCTTGAGTTTGAGTTTGTTTATAGCTTCTGGGGCATTGGTTGAAGCTCCAATTTTTTGACGAACTTCCTCCAACGCATCGTTAGCCTTTTCGATGGACTTATCTGCCTTCTGCGACGCTTGAATTTGTGCAATCCGGGCTTGATTTAATCGCTCTGATCGGCGCTCCCTTTGGGCATCGAGTTCTTTCTTCATCTTAGAAGTGACGATCATTACTTGAAACCCTTGAGTTCCAAGCATCTTACCACCTGAGTTGTGGACAAGATCTTCTCTGGCAGCCTCATAGGAAGCCACATCATCAAACTTTATGATATGCTTTCTTATAACCGGATCCCATGCAAATGTGTATTGATGTTTTAAACCTGCCCAGCGCCAGGCTTGAATTGAATGTCCCATACCGCCAATCATAACGTAAATCTCAGCGACATCGTTATTGGGCAGTTCCTTTTTTTTGGCAACTTTCGTTGCAGATTTCTTAGCCATATGTGTTTTTAACTTAAATGATAATCCCCAAATGTGCAAACGGCTGCCCCGGTGTTCCGAAGAAGCACCAGAGCAGCCTAGCACACATGGGATGTGAATCCTTAACCGTTAACTAACGGCTGGGCAGTTCTTGCCAATTGGGTTGTAGGCGTGACATCCGAGGATGTAATTCCGAACCCGGCCATTACGGTCAGTCCAGACGTTATCGCCATACATGGCCTGATATCCGATCCCCTTACGGAAACCGTAATCTTCCATATCGTCGGTCATCTTCATGTCCTCACCGTATCCACGAACCAGGGCATCGCTGCCGAGGAGGAGAGAGTAAGCGTAAGGAACACCATTGATGTTTGCCGGGAAGATCAGCGTTCCAACAGGAAGCGCAGTAACCAATTTTCCACTGAAAGCACCAGCATTTCCATCAACCGAAGAACCAGCTAATGGCGTGTTGGTGGCCCAGTTAGCTGTCGGGATAGTCATGCTATAACCGAGGTTCAGAGTTCCTGCATACTTAAAGAATGCAAATCCTCCAGCCGGAGTTACCGCCAAGGCATAATAATTATCACTATCAGCAGCAGCGGCCTGACCGTCTGTAAACTGATAATCGAATCCTGGGAAGTCGATAAAGTAATACGGATCACTTGATGATGCGCTTGTGGAACCAGTAAGAACTGACGGTGCTGCACCAGTGTCAGCAATCGCTGTTCCGAGTCGCATTACCGGAGTCAGAGCAGATCCAATAGGGCCGTTCTGATCACCGTAGACTCCACGGAAATTGAGGATCTTAGTCCCGTCAATATCTTTGAAAGAGCCGTTGAACACTGAGTTATTGTTTCCGCGAACATCAGCTTCCCTGGCCAGAGTCTGATAGGCTGAACTCTTATAGAGTGGCCTCAACTGCTGGTTGTCAGCTAAAAGAACGTGATGATAAGTATCTTCGGCAGAAGACTTACCGCCTTTTGAAATCCGAGCAGGCTCAACTCCAAGCCAAGCTGCCTGTGTAACCAAATCGGTAACTTGATCTACATCAAAGGTGTCGACACTTACAAGAGTGTCAATGCTCGTCGCATCTCCACCAAAAGTAATATTGTCAGGGAGTGAAGCATCGTGGCCTCCATCACCGGCATTGTCGATCAGCTTGCGAAGTGCATCGCGCTGCCTCCATTGGCCAAAGTGACGGCCAAGAACTTCAGCGGAAAGTGATTCCAGCGTGTGACCGCCAGCCATCTTTTTCCGAAGTGAGTGGGTGAGTGCAGTTGCATGGCGCTTGAAGTCTAGAGTCACTGTAGTCCCGGAGAACTTCAGTTTTTCCTCATTGCCCTTGAGGGCTTCTTCTCCAAGTTTACCAAACGCACCAAGATCGGAAGAAGCAATGAATTCGATAATCGAACCACGCTTACCTTTGAGATCATGGCGACAAGCAATAGATGCACCAGAACCTTCTGGCCCTTCCAGGGCAGAGGTTACGTCAGTTGTGTTGCCAAAGTGTTTGAAAGTTTCCTTCCAAATCTTGGCGCGTGCAGTTGAAACGTCAGCAAATACGCCTCCGGTTCCTTCTGCAAGGGTTGCATTAATGTCCATCTGTTATGGTCTGTTATGGGTTGGGTTTGTGTTTTAACCCGACAGACCAGATGGACTGCCAAGGTTATGAGTCTGATACCTGCCGACCTATTTTCTTTAAAAGAGCTTGGCCAGCATCAGCGGTTAAATTTGAAAGGTCAACCGTCCCCGGAACTCCTAGCGGGTTGGCTCCAGATGTTCCTCTAGAGCCGGAGCTTGGGGTCGCGGTAGTTGGACGGCGATTCCCGTATGGACTCTGGGTTTCTGGTTGAGCTTCTTGTTGAGCTTTTGACAGAATCCCCATTTGTGAAGCTGCTACGGCAGCAGCCTCGTAAGGCCAATTGGGATTACTTAGAGCCGGGTCATCCGTCGCGACAAGACGCTCGTATTGGTCTTGAACTGCATTGAATAAATCCGAATCTTCGTTTTCAAGTTGCGGATACATATCGACAGCTTGGTCTGCTGCATTATCCCAGGCCGATGAAAACTGCGACTGCTCCTGCGCCGAAGCAGAAGCGTCAGCCTCCCGGATGTCCATTTGAGCATTCAGTTTGTCTTCTTGAAGGTCAAACCGCTTTTGCATGAGCGTGTCAGCCTTCTCTAACTCACCTTCTGCTCTCGCCTCTGTGATTTCTTTATCCAAAGAGGCAATGGCTTCGTTTACCTGTTCCAATGCCTGATCAGGGCGGTATTGGTCTTGAGGCTCTCCTTGAGGTTGATCGGGTGCTGCTTGCTGCCCACCTCCTAACTCTGCCTGCGCCTGGCTTAGAGGTATGTTGTGGGCCGAGGCATAAGCGACAACTAGCCGATCTGCTTCCGGGAGATTTTTGATCCGGGTTCTACCTGAGTCTAAAATGCCTTGAGTCCTGGCATCGAGTGTATTCCCGTCCTCAGATGCAGTTGGATTGTCTGCCGCCTTTTCTTCTGCTCCCGCAGAAAGTAAGCTAACAGAACCATCTTCGTTGATCTGAGCGTCAATGTTTGTTTGTGCTTCAGCAGCTCCCGCTGCCCCGTCGTCAGTGGCTCCCGCCTCTTCATTACTAGGTAACATAACGGTAATTTCGATAGGTTCAAATAAATTGCAAGACAAGTTTACGTTGTAATTACAAGGGGTATTGTAATCAATCATGGGAAAGTTGTCAGAATCTGACCGTATTAAGTGGTTCAAATCGCCAAGGCTGGCGTTTGTGACGTTGGCTAAGATCATTAATAAGAGTGGGGAAATCATCTCCCCCACACCTACCTATCTTCAAGAGCAGATATTCGATGCGGTTGAGTATTTCGTCCAAGAAAACAAGCCTCTCAGGATGCTTGTCCTAAAGCCTCGGCAAGCTGGCAGCTCAACGGTCTTGAACTGGATTATCTACTGGTGGATGAGGACGCGCCTCACTCGGGCCATATGGGTAACTGATACAATATCCACCAATGCATACCATCGGTCTATGCTATCGACGTATGCCGAGTTTGACCCTTTTCCTTGGGGAAATGAATATCAAGTGCATGACCGGCGCGCTGAATGCTCAAACAGATCGACACGCTATAGCTCTTCCGCTGAGTCGAAAGCTCCCGGTGTGGGTGGAACCTGGACAATAGTGGGGTCGAGCGAAACAGCCAAGTTTGGGAGATCGGGGGCGGCCAAGGATGCTGCCGTGATCATGCCTCAGTTGAAAGCTGGATTGGCGGATGAGCCGTTCACTTTGGGAGTCGATGAGTCTACCCCGGATGGAATCGGTTACTTCTCCAAGCTGATTACCGGCGATCCCGATGCCGAGACAGCTGGATCCAGGGCTGGGGCTGTTACTCTTGACCAATACAAAAAAGGAGAACGAGGAAATGGCATGATCAAGATTGTCACCGGTTGGTATGATGTCCCGGAGTATCAGATTGCGCTGCAAAGCCAAGATGAGTTTGAGCAGATAGTGAATAGCCTTAGCCCCGAAGAAAAACGAATCATGGCCGAGCAAGGCGACAAGATCACGGCTGAAAGGATTAAGTGGAGAAGATCTACAATTGACGGGAAGCTAGCCGGCAGTGAAAACATTTTTCAGCAAGAGTATCTTGAAAGCCAGGAGCGATGCTTCTTGGTCAGTGGATCTCCTCGCTTCGACATGGAAGGCCTCATCAGAATCTCCACCCAGGTCAAGGCCTTTGCCGAGCGAAGAAGACAGGGCGTTATACGGGATGGTAAGTTTGTTGAAACAAATTCGGGAGAGGCGGAATTCCATGTGTGGGATGAGGAGCCGAAACATGGATGCTCTTATCTGGTGACGGTAGACTCGATGACGGGCAAGGAAGTTTCCACCGGCAACACTGCTCAAGACAGAAACTCCATCATGTTGTGGAGAGCTGGATACCGTGACAAAGATGGGGTGTATCATCCGCTTCGTTTAATCGCCCGAGCCTTGCCTTCCAACCAGGATGATCCAACACCGGGGTCACTCAAGGCAGCAGCACTCAGTCAATGGGCTGGCGGGTGTGTTTGCGTTCTCGAAATCAACAATAGTGGGTTGGCCTGGGTTGAGCCTCTCAAGCAAGCAAACGTGCGTTTGTGGAGGAGGAGAATCCGCGATGATGTCACAGGAAAAGTTCTTCGTAAAATTGGTTTTTCCACCGACCAAAAGTCTCGCGAGATAATTATCTCCGCTTTGGCTGATGCTGTCCGAGAAGAAAACAAGATCACGATCCCATGTCCCCAGATTTCTTCGCAACTTCAGACATTTGTCCGTAACCAATTGGGCAAGCCGGAAGCCGCCGCCGGTAACCATGATGACGATGTGATTGCCTCTGCTTTAGCGTGTGAGCTGGAGGGTGATGCCGATCTATTTGAAGCTCCAAAAAAGAAACAAGAATGGTAAATGTTCCGTTTTTATTGTTGTTAACATCTTTTGTTTTTGGTAGCCCAATCCTTTATTTTATAGGGGCTACAATGCTTTTGCGCGAGTATTTGTTCTTTGCGTTTGACACACTATGAAACAAATGCAAAACTCCCTACATGAACAAACCAAATGCAATTCCAGTCGATACTCGTAGCAAAGACCTTTTAGAAAAAGTCATCGCCCGTTTAGGTTATCTCTTTGATCGATGGCAGGACGAAAAGGACTATGAAGACTTTGCCGCCTACAGAGGCAACATTAAAAGACTCCTCAACGATGAGGGAGCTAAGTTTCTCGGACTGAAACAGCGTCCTTTTGAGTTAACATATGAGGACACTTATGTAGATCGCAAGGTCGTTGTCCGGGTCACATCGAAAGAGTTCAAGGTTTCGCAGATTGATATTGCCGCCCAGGTTTCTTTCTCCTAACTCTAAGTAATCATCCGCCGGCGGTTCGATCCCGCCTGGCACAACCACAAAAAACAATGAAAACAAAAGAATACGTTATCGAATGCGGTGGTCGAACTTGGAATGACCGTTTTGCTTGCTCACGGGAGAGTAACCTCCCATGGGGCGAATGGGATCGGTCAGAACTTAGCAAAGCCCATCTGTTCACCAAGGAAGAAGCCGAAGAGGTCATCGCCAAGCAGGGATTCGGTGAGGCCGTCCTACGCAGCAGCTTCGACAAGAAGTAATCACCCGCCGGGTTCTTCCCGGCACAACCAAATACAAATACAATGAAAAAGAATGACCTTCCCACCAACTTTGTTCTTGCCGAACACTTCGGCCCTCAAACGGCTGGGACTACCTTCTCTGTCGAATGGGCAGAAAACAGAGGAATGCAGCTCGATGACAAGGCTGGCGAACTCAAGTGGTTCTACGCGACCAAGTTCATGCACCAACTGATGGGCGTGATTAACTTCGGAATCATTGCCGACAAGGATACCGGTGAGCTTCGGATGGTAAATGACCGAGGCTTTGAAGTGAAGGCATGGGCTGCCAAAATCAAGCCGTTGCCCAAGATCCAAGTGGACGATTTTGTCCTTTGGGATGAAACGCCAATGCTCGTCCTCCAGGTGAACGAGGACAGCTACACCCTGGCTGACATTGACTGTCACGAATGGGATGTCCCTCTTGCCGAGATCACCGTTAAGCTCGATGATGATGATGAGCGGATTGACCATCCTGATATCAATGAGGATGAGGATGAGCTTGAGCCGGACTACTACAAAATCTGGAAGGAAAACCAACTCTTAGATTAACTAGGTTACTAATTATGACAAGCACACTACTAAAAACATTTGAACGTGCAAGTGAGCTACGCAAAGCTAGACAAGCACTAGAGAAAGCGTTAAAAGATCACTCTGCAGAGTTCGCTATAGCCGACCCAGGCGACCACAAGGTTGTTTCCGAATTTCTTTTTCTAGTTAAGCTAATCGACATATTTGACGATATAGCATTTGCTGGAGAGCAGGGGAACTTTGATGCCCTAGAATACATCAATAACAAAACATCTGAGTTAATTGCTCAGACCAACAACAAACGCAATGAGTAAAGAAAACGCACACATAATAAGGGATATGCCTTTTGCCGAATACCAAGCCCGGCCTGGCATTAACAGTTCTAGCTTGGGCGATATTGATCCAAAGCGCCGGGATGCCGGTAGTCCGGAAAGGTATTATCACAAACACGTTCTCGGTGATGCCGAACCATTCGACTCTGAGGCGCTTCGATTCGGTAGGGCGTTCCATTCATTTGTCTTAACGCCAGATGCCTTCGACGATGAATATGTGAAGGAAACTCCGGAACTCTACGAGAGAATTCTAGACGAGGCTAATGCCGAACAGAAAGCTGCCAAGCGAAAGCCCTCTGAAAAATTCTCCAAAAACTTAAAGGCTTGGAAGGACTATAAAGCTAAGATTGAAGAATCGGGGAGGGAACTCCTTTCGGCTGACTCTTATCATCAAATCGATGTAATGGCTGCTCACGAGTGTTTTAAGGAGTTTTGGGAAGTTCACTTCATACATGATAAGCGCGACAAGCCAGAGGGGTGGGATAATGTTCACATAAACTTTGAGATCAGCATCTTCCATGAAATGATGGGCATGGACTGCAAAGCTAGGCTCGATGCCTATGATTCAGAGACTAATACGATCTATGACGTAAAGACGCTCACTGAATGGAATCCCGGTGGATCAATCGCCCAATGGGCATGGCATAGGCAGGCAGCGTTCTATACCGACTTGGCAATAGAATCCGGGCTGGCGAAACCGGGGTGCAAGTTTGCCTGGATCTTTTGCAAGAAGTCTCCTCCGTATGAGGCTCTTTGCCATACCTGTGAACCGGAGCTACTAGAGGAGGGCAGGAAGTATTACCGTGAACTGCTGGCGAAAATCCATGAGTGTCGAAACTCAGGGGAATGGCCGGGGCCAGGCATGGTATATCCCTATAGTTTACAGAAAATACTCAACGGAGAATAACCATGTTTTATTCAGAAAAAGAATTTTACCAAAAAAAACAAGAACTCTACCAAAAGTATAAGAAGGCAGTAATACAACGCGCCGAACACTTGCAGGAGATTGCAGACGATCTCCGGGAGAAAGCAGATGATGCTCCCCATATCTTCAATGATATGGCCGAGCAGGCTGACAAGGAGGCCAAGGCCGCCTGGGCAGACAGACCTCAGTGCGATGACATTCCATTCTGATCTATTTTCCCCGATCATTGGCAGGGAAAAAGTTTCACTATATTGGTATGAATCCAAGGATGGATGTGAGTATGCTAGATCATTATTCCACCGGCATTACTCATACAAAAAGTATGCTGATGGCAGAGATCCCAAAAGGTTTGTTGGCCCAGGCGAAAGAATCGTCCTGATAAGGGAGCAGGGGCTATTTGTTTGGCGCAAATTTATATCGGGAGATAATCAAGAGGGAGTTGGTTGTTCAATTTTTAGAAATGAATCTAAGGAAATCAGATCATCAGATTTAATTCTAGATGCCGAAGAGATTGCCATCAAGAAATGGGGTTCAACAAGGCTTTACACATATGTGAATGCAGCAAAAACAACGTCCCAGAATCCCGGCTACTGCTTTAAATGTGCTGGTTGGAAGACGTGTGGGATAACGAAAATAAATAAATTAGTTATCCTAGAAAAGACAATCAGCTAAATAGCCAATCGCGGAGTGAGGTATTAGCCAGCATAACCACTCTTAAATTCGTCGCCACCCGCGAAGTAAACGCCTCCTCACTTGAGGCATCGTCTAGATCGGACAGCCAGTGAACGGCATGGAGTATCTCATGCAGTAAAACTGACTTGGCTAATGTTGGAGGGATGTCGTCCCGGATAAATATATTCTGGGTAGTTGTATGGCATCTACCCATTTCTTCCTCGCTCATGTCATCTATAAATTTGACAGTATAGGTATGACCCAGGACATCGATCTGGTCGGTTGGCGGGACGTTATTTTTCTTTGCCATCTTCTATTAATTCGTAAGCGTATGCGGATCCCACACGATACCTAACAGCTTGCCCGGAATCGACTAGATTCTTTAGAAAGTGATTGGCAGCAGTAACGCTGATCTTTGCCAATTTAGCATACTCCGAGGAAGTAATTGTCCCTGGAGGTCGCTCCATGCTCTGAGGAGCGCCTACAATTGCGGAGAGCTTCTCAGCGATAGTCTCTATATCATCTTCTTTGGATCTAGCCATTTACCTGTCTCGTTGTCCTTTAATACGTTCCACACTTGCCAAGCACCGGTCTTGTCATTGATCACCCCCACCAGGAATGAATGACAGTGCTTCAGTCTCCTCCGGTGAGTCCGGTTGTAGTCCTGCTCAATGAGGCATCCACATCCGCTGACGTAACTCTCATCTGCCGCCAGGTTATCCTGCCGCCAATAGTCGTAAGCATGAGTGTGACCCGTGAGGGTTGATGTTCCGGTAAGCATCGTCATGCTTTTGGCTGGATACATATTGGCAGCATACCCGTGACCAATTAGCTTCGGCCCAGAGCGAGATCCTCTGGGGGCTATCTCCATCCAGCCCTTCTTCACATCATACTCGACCCAATCGCACTTGAGAGCCTTGAGTTCGTTCTCCACCTGGGTCTTGAGTTGACGAGCGTATTCATACTCCAGCGATTCTTTGTGGTTGGCTGCCATTACCCAGAGCCGGTGATCGTGATTCCCCAGCGTGAGCTTATGAGGCTTGAATGCCCGGAGGAATCGGATTCCCGCCATCAGGTCATCCTTTAAACCGCAAGCTCGATCTTCTTCCCCAGCCCCATTGCGTAACGCCTTTAGATCGATGAAGTCGCCCAGCATGAATCGGTGCTTGGGCTTATGATCTTTTATCCATTGGAGGATGTATCGCTCATAGCTTTTGTCGATAATATCTCCATGCGTATCTGCTGAACATATGAACGATTGCCAGGCCATAATTTATTGAGGTAAGAGTTGAGGTCATTGTTTTGATTCATCAATTAGCTGCTCTAAGATCGTCCCGTGTGTGTCCAAAATTTGTCCGTGTTCTTGCAGCGCCCGACTATGATCATCTTGATGTCGTTGCAATCTCTCCACACTCTTTTCCAACCCCTTTGCCTTCTCCTCAATACCGGCAGTCTTAATGGCCTGTTCCACCGCCAAGTCATACAATCTGGGTTGTCCTTTTTCGGTATGGTTAACTGCCCGATTCGCCTCGCCAGCTTCCTTCTTTGCCTTCCAGGAAAACCATGCTCCTATAGAAGCTATAGCACCGATCAGAGCTTCTAGGAGAGGGGGGTCTGTCATGCTTGTCTCCAGTCAGCCCGACTGCCTCTAATGTCCACATGAACGAATCCCGATGATTGATAGAACCCTATGCCCCCCTCAAATGCTCCACTATCTCTAATCGCGATGACTGTTCGCCACAAGTTTCCAACAGTTACTCCCGGAGAAGATATGTCAGCAGCCTTGCCTTGCAGGTGAAGACTATTCATGGCTCCTCCAATAGCCATGTTGTATGGCCGAGATCGATAACAAGACTGCACCCGGACTGGAGCATCCACTCTGTCCCGAATGAGATCCAGCACCTTGGCAAGCTGAAGAATATTGTTCCATGTTTGCCTGGGGGGTGCAGCGTTCAATCCAAATCCGGGGCTGTTTCGGTCGTAATGCGAAGCGCCCAGCGTTTTTAGTTCTTTTGCCGTAAAGTGCTTGATGCCGGCTTTTTGAAACGCTTCAGAAAAGGTTTCGGCCTCTCCCACAAAATCTTTGCGAGTAGGTTTTTTCTTAGCCCTAAATCGGCTGAATAGTCGGCGGAGGGCTGCGAGCATAAGTTATGGTGAAAACCCAATAAGCGCAGATGTGAGTGCCACTAGAAGTCCCATGACTACAGCACCAACTACCCAGGCGAACAGCATAAATAGACTGAAGAAACCGAGAAGCAGTATCTTCATTATTGAGCAGTGGAAGGTTTTTGAATCCAGATACCAGCTCCGATTCTTCGCCAACCGAACACATCGACCTCTCCGCCAATTACAGAACGGGATC